CGGGGTCGGAAACGTAAGTGTCGAAACGCAGGAAGTGCGGGACATCCTTTCAATGATGGAAGCATACTCTGATTCGGATAAAGCTATGGTTGACGCTGCGCCGAATCCTCAAGCGTTCCGGAACGGCCGTGCAGCACGAATCCTGCGAGGTATAGGCAAATCATGGATCGAACTTCTTTTCTACGGCAATAACGGAACGAACAGTAAGTCGTTCAATGGGCTCGCCGTCCGCCTGAACTCGCTAGCCGCAAGCGCTAACGTAATAGGCGCGGGCGGTACAGGCAATGATCTTACTAGTATCTATGTGGCCCGTTGGGGAGAGGGCGCCGCCTGGTGTGCATACCCGCGGGGTTCATCTCTCGGGCTGGAACATAGGGACCTGGGCGAGATAACGGCCGTTACCGCCTCCGGGAAGAAATTCCAGGCGTATCGGGATTGGTTTAAAATCTACGGCGGACTTGTAGTCGAGGACCCGAAAGCTATCGGGCGTCTCGCCAATATCGAGACATCCGGCACGACCAACACCTTCGATGAAGACCTTTTAATACAACTCTTGAATCAAATGAGCCCAGACGAAGATTTCTCGTCTATGGGTATTTACTGCAATTCGACGATTAAGACTCAGATGGAAATCAGACTCAAAGACAAAACCAACGTAAACTACACGATGGATCAGGGCCTAGCGCCCGGCGGAGTACTCAAATTTAAGGGTATACCTGTCCGGCTGTGTGAATGCATCCTGAACACTGAGGACGCTATTAGCTAAGCGGGCCATCATTAGAAAGGAGCTAAAACGATGAGCATTAAAGACGCACTGCTTACATTCAGCGACGCGCAAGCACTTACGGCTACGGCGGATTCGGAAAACACTATAGACCTCGGGGCCGGTGAGGATGCATGGGGGGCTGCCGTTACTGCGCCTGAATTTGCGCAAGGAAAGCCCATGTGGCTCAACGTGGTGGTCCAGACGGTTCTTGACAGCGCCGGAGAGGCTGCAACTCTTACCACTACACTCTACACCGGGGCCACTACGGGAGCCATTACTACGGCGGCACTTGCTACCGCTGCTATTGCCGAGGCGAGTCTAGCCGCGGGGTACTGTATCCTTTCAGTTCCACTGCCCATGGGTTTGTCTCGATATCTCAAACTAACATATACGGTCGGCACGGAAAATTTCACGTCGGGAGCAATCGACGCATGGATCGGTTTTGAACCGTATAAAGCGGCATAGGAGGCAATAAATGAAGGTTCAATTAGCAGGCAAGGCTTGGATCAAGGGCAGGCTCTGCCGAAAAGGTGAAGTAATTGAAATGCAAGACGGCTGCAAGCCGCCCAAAGGTTCCGTTGTTATTGATTCACCCGAACCCAAAGCACCGCCGGTAGCCGCTGGCGGGAAAAAATAAGGAGGTTGAACCATGAGCGTAAAACTTATAGATCCCCGATACTATGGCGCATCACCTATTACGCAACCGTCCGGGAGCGCTCAGGCGGCCGTCGCTACAACGGCCATCACTACGGCTGCAATTACCACCACTACCGGCGCCTACGGGTATGCCACCACTACGCAGGCTAATAATGTTGCCGTTATTGCGGATGCGTGCCGAACTCTTGTTAATCAGTTGCGATCCGATTTGGTCACACTCGGTCTGATTAAGGGGAGTGCGTAAATGCATGTTTTTTTAGCGACTCCAGCTTACGACGGTAGAGTTATCCCTCAATTCGAGGAATCGCTAAAGTCAAGCCTCCGCGTTCTACGGGACGCGGGGGTTACGGCTCACTGGCAACCTCTTACCGGATGCTGCTATCTCCCGGTTGCACGGAACTATCTCGCAAAGATGTTCCTGGAATCCAAAGCAAGCGATCTCGTATTCATTGACGCCGATATCGAATGGACCCCGGATGACTTGTTGCGACTGCTCTCATGGCCCGTAGAAATAGTTGGCGGCGCGTATCGACATAAAACATGGGAAGAGACTTATCCGATATGGCTAAAGACCGACCCGGAAGGCAGACCTGTAATGGGAGGGATATCGGAACTGATTTCATGCTGGGGAGTTCCGACCGGGTTTATGCGTATCAGTCGGTCGGTGTTTACGGACATCCAGGCGAAATACGGGGAATCCCTCGAAGTGTGCGAATATACGCCGGAGGCCGAACTGCGCGAAACGTATCTGAATTTTTTCGATACAGAGAAGATAGGAAAGCAGTGGTGGGGCGAGGATTGCAATTTCTGTAGGCGCTGGGCTATCGAAATGAACCGCCCGCTGTGGGTAGATCCTCATATTAACGTCGTGCATTGGGGCAGGTCTCCGCTTGGCGCGGACCAACCATTTATAGGTAATTACCACGAGTATCTATCCAGGCTTCCAGGTGGGGCCAACGATCCGGGCTATCATGGCAATAAAATCGACGGCTTCATGTCTTTGCGTGAACTGCAATGGCTTTACAATAGAGCCCGCGGGATGGGGTCGGTTGTGGAAGTGGGATGTTTTAAGGGGAGGAGCACACACGCCCTTCTTAGTGCCTGCCCCGGTCTTGTGTACTGCGTAGACCCATGGTCCACGGAATATTCGTTTGTTGACGCCTCGAACCGGGGCATAAACCCTTCGGAACACTACGAAGCGTTCATCTCCAATACGGCGGACTTTCCTAACCGTGCTGTGATTAGAAAGTCAAGCATCGAGGCAGCCAAAGACTTTGCAGACAAAAGCGTTGATATGGCGTTCATCGATGGGGACCATAGCGCAGAAGCGGTAAGGGCGGACATTGCCGCGTGGTTGCCAAAGGTGCGCAAATTAATATGCGGTCATGACTATGACTATTACGGATGGCCCGAAGTCAAGCGTACCGTAGATGACATATTCGAATCTACTGTTCAATCAGACCAGTCCATATGGTGGGTGGAGGTATAACAATGGGCGGACTATTCGGGGGCACGCCGGACACTCCCAAGATACCGGCTCCCAAGGTGGACGATGCCACAACCGAAAATGCGGCCAACGCAGAAAGAATGCGTCGCATGCGTGCGTTAGGCAAGCAGCAGAGCATCTTTGCCGGAGAATCGGTCGGGCGTTATGCGGGTGGTGGGTCTATGCCGACTCTGTCTAAGCTGGGAGGCAGTTAACCGGAGGGTGATAAATGGCAAGCCGTGAAGATATTTGTAACGATGCGTTGGGGCTGCTTGGCATGGACCCGATAGCCGATATTGACGACACCGACGATGCCAACGCGGTCAAGTGTAAGCAATTTTTCGATTTAACGCGAGACTCGCTATTGCGACGGCACGCTTGGGCGTTCGCTGTAACCCGGGTCGAGTTGGCTCAGCTGGAAGATGGCCCGGCGTTTGGATATACGTACGCGTACCAGTTGCCGTCTGATTGCCTACGCCTTCTAGCGGCCGCGGAAGAAGGAGAGGACCTGGATTCGGCGACACTCGCTACCGCCGGATTGCAATATGCCGTGGAAGCCGGATCGGTTTTAACTGATTCCGAAACCTGTTATGCAAAATATCTCGCGCGCGTGGAAGAGACGGGCCTGTTTGATCCTCTTTTTTGCGAGGCGCTCTCCAAGGCCCTAGCGGTAAAACTTGCCAACGCATTCACGAAATCAGACGCAATAGTTCAGAAAATGGCGGCGCTTGCGGATATAGCGTACAGGCAAGCGACCACAGTCAACTGCTCTGAGGTGGGAACTGTTTCGGTACGTAAATACTCAAGTCTTGCGGATGCGAGGAATTAAATGCCTCACGCTCATGTAATTAAAACCGCATTCAACGCCGGGGAGTGGTCTCCTATTATGGAGGGCAGAGTTGACCTGGAAAAGTACGGGATGGCTTGCCGGCAGTTGCAGAATTATCTGATTACTCCGCAAGGTCCGATTGTATCTCGTCCTGGAACCCAATACATCGCCACAGCCAAGTCTAGCGCCACTAACGTATATTTGCGCCCGTTTATCTTTAGCAATACTCAGGCTTATGTCTTGGAGTTCGGTCAATATTACCTCCGTTTTTACAAAGACGGCGCTCAAATCGAATCTGGTGATCTGCCCTATGAACTAGCTACGCCGTGGCCGGCTTCAAAGATCCCCTCTCTACAGTTCGCGCAGACTGGAGATGTGATGTATATCGCTCATCCAGATTACCCGGCATACAAGCTTACCCGATACGATCATGCATCGTGGAATCTCGCGGCCATCACCTGGACCGACGGCCCTTATATCGATATGGCTCCGGATTCCATTAAATACATTACTCCGTCGGCAACCAGCGGTACGGGGATTTCCCTCACCGCCAGTTATAACGGATCATATACGCAATTCGGAACCTACGGGGGCACCCTCGGCACGCCTGAAGCAGTGCTAACAACGACACGGCAATTCCTGGCGTATCTATTTGAGGCCCCGACTCAGGGGAAAATACACACAGTTAAATTAAACATAATCACCGCCTCTGCCGCTGCGGATTTGGCAACCGCTTATTTGTATGCGTCTGACGGCGCGAAGGCAACAGGCAGTCCTTTAGCCACTTCGGATACGCAAGACTTCAACGTTACCGGGGAGAAAACGTTTACATTTTCAACGGCCTATGAAATGACTGCGGATGCCGATTATGCAATTATAATCGATATCGCTACCCCTGACGACCTAATTACCATTGACGTTGTGACGGATGACACCGACTATGTGTCCGGGTACGCGGCTACGGCTACGGGCGCCGTTACGCCCCTATCCTCCTTGGATTGGAGAATTGAGGTTGAATATCAACCGACCGGACTAGCGGAGCTCTTCGAGGCGGGGCACGTTGGGTCGCTCTGGAGGTTGAGGCACACAGGCAAATCGGTAGAAAGAAAAATGGATGCTGTCGGAGAGTATACGGCCTCGGATATTTTTTACGGAGCATTTAATGTTGATCTAACCCCAAGCCCTTCCGACGGATGGGTAGGGCGGGCCGTACTCGAGCAAAGCAAAAACCGCGTTAGTTGGTTCTCAATTGCAGAATTTCACAGTAGTACACGCCAATCATTCTTCGAGACCGAACCGAATATGTATTACCGATGCCGGATTACGGGCCGTCAAAACGGCATTGCTACTCTGACGATTTCGCAAGCGGAGACATGGGGCGTGGTTCGAATTACGGCCGTAACCGACGGGTCTCACGCAGTAGGAGATGTGGTCGTTAAGTTGGGCGCTGCAAGAGCTACCCCGTTTTACCGCGAAGGTGCGTTTTCGGCTAAACGCGGATATCCACGCGGTCTTATGCTGCACGACGACCGGCTCTGTTTTTTCGGAACGAGCTATCAGCCATATACTATGTGGCGCTCATGGTCCGGGGATTACGAGAATTTCATTCCGGGGGGCGATACCGATGCCTCAGCGGACACATTCACTCTCTCGGCATTATCTAACGGCATACAATGGATACGTCCCGCCCTGAACCCGATTCTAGGCACTATCGGCGAAGAGGCCAGACTTGTGGTGCAAAAAAGCGAGCCCATGAGTGCGAGCAATCCCCCAACCCTCGATATACAATCGACTGAAGGAAGCGCTCAGAATATTGTACCGATCAAAATCGGCCCAGTATTGGTCTTTGCGGATCGCAGCCGATTAAAGCTTCTAGAGCTGGCATACAGTCTTGAGACCGACAGCGTTACGCCTAGCGATTTAACCCTTTTCGCCCCCTCTATTATGACCGGAGGAATAATAGAGCTTGCCTATGCTGCAAAACCGCACAGTAATCTCGTGTGCGTGCGGTCCGACGGGGTGCTTCCGTGTCTCACGCTATACCGTCGGGAATCGGTAATGGGATGGTCGAGGATCGTATCCGACGGGCTTGACGGTGTGATTGAGTCGGTCTGTTCCATTCCATCGTCTTTAGGCGATACCGCCGGACACGACGAAATATGGATGGTTGTAGCTCGAACCGTGGGAGAGACAACTACGCGGTTCATTGAACGGATGGCCGATAATTCCACAGCCTCATCACTAACCGATTTCGTGTGCCTGGATTGTGCCGTGGTTTATTCCGGTGCAGCCGATACGGTATTCACCGGATATGACCACCTGGAAGGAGAAGACGTCTCGGTCTGTGCGGACGGGCGGTATATCGGAGAATTTACAGTGACCGGAGGGGCAATCACCTTGGAGGAAGCGGCCTCTAACGTTTGCGGCGGATTGCTTTACACCTGCATATGTGAACCAGTGCCCCTGGAGGCCGGTCTAGTGCCCGGAACGGCGCAAGGGCTTACTAAGAAAATCACGGAAGTAACCGTGAGATTACTGGACACTGTGGGCGGGAAAATCGGTCCCAGCGAAGCGAAGCTGCATCCGATCCCCCTAACCTCCCTGGGCGACGATCCTCTGGCCCTTAAATCCGGTGACTACCATATACCCTGGCATGGGCAATGGGAACAAGAGGGCCGCGTACTTATCGTGCAAGACGAGCCGTATCCAATGACCATATTGGCGGCAATCATTACGGTGACGACTAATGGGTAATTCAGTCGAGATTGTAACTTACAGGGCGGAGCACGCGGCGCAGATGAAGATCCGGGACCTAACCCCGCAGTTTCGTGACTTGATCGAAACCGATGAATACCGTTCGCTGCTTGAGACTGTTGGTCCTGGATATACCTTGCTTATTGACGATCGGCCGGTTGCGGCCCTCGTCTTTGTGCGCCTTCGATGGCCCGGTACGGCGGAAGCGTGTCTCCTGGCCGACGAATCGATTGAGCAATACGGGCGGGTGCTTCATCGAATATGCAAGCGATGTATAGAGGCCGTCATTGCGAATCATGGATTCCATCGCGTCGAGTGCCGAATAGATAAATCGTTTCATAGAAATCGCAGATGGGTCGAAAGCCTGGGATTCCGCAATGAAGGCACAATCCATCAGTTCGGACCGAACAAAGAAGATTATATCCAATACGGATGGTGGAGGGATTAAACTATGCCCCCTTTAATGGCAATGCTTCCGGCGGCAATTGGCGGTACGGCTGCGGCCGGCACTGCGGCGGCAACAATAGTTCCGGCCTGGACGGGCATGGCGGTTGCCGCGCCGGCGGCGGCTGCGGGTAGTGGCTGGCTCTCTACGCTAGCAACCGGAGCGTCGATACTCGGCACAGGCCTGGGTGCGGTAGGCGGTATAAGCTCCGCGATGCAGCAAGCCGATGCAATGAAGGCAAACGCTAAGGCAGCAAGGCAAGAAGCCCGAAGCATTCAGGAATCCGCAAAGGGCGAATCTTTGCGGCTGTCCCGAGAAAAGCGCCGAATGGTGGGAAAGCAAGCCAACATCATGGCTGGAGCCGGGCTGGATATCTCTTCGGGGAGTCCCTTGGACGTAATGCTTCAAACCACACGCGATTACGAGGAAGACATTCAGCTTGCTGGATACAACGCCGATACGGCCGCCGCAAGCAAGAGGCATGAGGCGGATATTTACGACTGGGCCGTACCGCAGCGCCGAAGGGCCGGTTGGATCGGGGCGGGCGGTACGCTGCTTTCGGGCCTGGGTAGCTACGGCATGAGAAGATTATAAAACAATCAGGAGTAAAACATTATGAGATCTCTAATTAGTAGATTCGTTATGTGCTTCTTGGCAACAATCCTCTTGTGCGTCTTCCCGTGCATGGTCTTCGCCGCCGGAACGGTCACGGGGCCGGTGATAAAGAGGGTGCAAGTCGACGGCAGGGTGCAGCGCGTGACTCTGACGTACACCTTTACTGCCGACGGTGAAGCGGCTATGGCCAGCACAACGCTCGATCCCGCCACTTACGGGATTACCGGATGGTATCTTTATAAAATTAAGACTACCCCTGGTACGCCTGGTGCTACAAACGGCGCATGGGATTTTGACGCTACGGATGCGGCTTCGTTTGTGCAGACTCGGAATCTGGTAGACGATAGGTCTAGCACTGCATCTCAAGAAATAATTTTCAACTCCGGGTATCCGATGATTTTATCTACTTGGACACTCTCCATAGGCGACAATGCGGTTAATAACGCTGTGGAGACAATCGAGCTTACATTCACACTGAATTAGGGATGCCATGAAAAGACACGGTGTTCTTCTCTTGATTTTTATGTTCATCGCCTCTTTGGCTCAAGCTGATACAGCTCCTCTTCGTGATGAATTTACATATCCGCTGCCTGCGGGCTCCGTAAACGGCACAGTCGGCGAAAGTGGCGCGGTGAGGACTGTTGTCGATACCGAGAATAAGCTGAGTGTTACCGGAGGGAAGCTAAGCTCCTCTGGAGGTAAAGCTACGCCTGCCTGGGGTGATCCAGGGTTTTGGTTGCCGGCCGAAGCCAGGGTTGCCGGAAAGATGCTCATAGCTGAGTATACCTCGACCGCTTCCGGAAAGTATATCGAAGTTGGTTTTGACACGAATACGGAAGGGGGCATGTCAGGCACAACGGTTATTTTTAACCGAAGCGAAAGCTCCGCGTACTTTTCCGGTATTAGTGGTCTTTCCTCATCTTATATAGATGTATGGGAAGCCGGAACATGGCTAGGCGTGAATGTGTTGCGCACCAGTGGTAGTTATTTGTTTTTCAAAAGTCCCGGTAGCAATGTCTTCAAATTAATGGACATTGCCGAAAACTCGACAACAACACCCCTATACCCTGGAGTCGCTAATTACTCTGACGTTGCAGAGATAGGTTTCCTCCACATCCCCTCAACCCTCTGGCTCCCCGCTCCGCTCACCTCGGACGGCTTTAGTGCTGCCACCACTTCAGACGGCCTAGGTCACGCTGAGGGTGTCGCTGGAGGTCTAGGCTCAGGTGGTGCAGGGAAAGTCTGGACCGGTGCTACTTGGGGTGTGGCTGGTGGGGTGCTGAGTAATACTCCGACGCTCGGGGAGGAACTATTGACTAACGGCAGTTTCACTGATTGGACTGGAGATAACCCGGATTGGTGGACTGTATCAACAGAAGACGCTTCAAATTATGTGACAGAAACAGGCCCAACAGGGCAGTGTAGAATTGTATCAAACGGGACTCTTACGTATATCAAAAAAGACAGCATTATTGACCTGGGGGAGTGGTATCAAGCTCAAGTAGATATCTCGGCTTTAGCCGGGCAATTATCCATCGTACTGGGCTCCTCAACAGAGTATGGCTACACCTCTACAGGGAGTAAGACGCTGACCAAACGTTCGCTGGATAGTAATAGCTATTTTATGGTTAAACGTGTCGGGGCTACCGATGTCACTTTTGACAACGTGTCACTAAAAGCTTTAACGCTCTCGACCCTCTTCCGCACCACTCGGGAATCTACGCCGAACGTGCTGGCTTCAGCCAATCTCGTTATTACGGTGGGGACACAAGCCGGACAGGTAGTACGTTTGGATGATCCGGCCAACCCTCAGAATTTCGTCATAGCTTACCATGACGGGGCGCGTGTTAAACTGGATAGTTGCATCGGTGGCACTTACGTTAACCGGATCTCCGTCGCTGTCACTTACGTTGCAAGTGCTCCCCTGGTAGTGGTGGCAGACGGCACGTCATACGATGTGTATTACAACCACACCAAGGTTGGCTCGACTAGCACGTTCTCAGACGCCGCCCTGGACAACAACCTGTATCACGGGACATTCTCAACGTATTCCGGCAACACCGTTGACAACTACAGGTGTGATGCAAGGGGCAATGAGGGGCAGTGGAATATTTTGGACGCACTAAGCGTAATGCCCCAGCAACCCAAGCCGCGGATTATGTCTAAGTAGTTCACAGAAAAGGCAAAGATATGCCGCAGATCCCTAAATATTATTCACAGACAACCGTAAGGCCCATCGAGACGCCCAAGGTTCCGGTCGGTATGGCTGGACAAGTGGGCGAGGCAATGGCGCGTACGGGCGGAGTCGCATCAAACGTCGGCTTTGAGCTTGACGCGCGGCTCGACCAGGTGAGGCAGCTGGAAGAGTACACGAAATACAGTATAGATGCCTCCAGGCGCATACATGAGTTCTATTCCGATACACTCAACTCGGAAGAGTTCATTGCAAATCCAAAAGCCGCAAAGAACAATTTCAACTCGGCAATAGACAAGTTCGGAAATGAGTATATTGCTCAAATAAAAGACCGGGACGTGCGGGTGAGGCTGCAAGACCATATTATGCGCGAATCCATGAGCCGAAAATACGCCGTCGAGGATGCGGTAAGGAAGCAGAGCATAGACAGCGGTAGAGCCACCACGCTTTCGGCGCTTAACGACTTGAGGGATTTGGCCGGGAAGGCGGGCAGCGTAAAAGAGTATAAGTATCAGATCTCGAGAGGCGTCGGACTTGTCAGGGCTATGGCCGCCGCCGGAATCTACGCGCAGGAAGAAGCGGTAAAGCTGGAACAGAAGTTCACGTCGGGAGCGCTCACCAATAAGGCTAAGCAGCATATACTCTATGACGCCGAAGGAGCCTTCGAGCAGCTATCCAATCGAGCGGGGATTTATACGGATCTGCTGGAAGATGACGCCAGACCGCTGATTGAGATGGCCCAAAGGCGGGTCGAGCATAACGCCAATCAGCGCAGGATTGCAGAGGAAAGAGCTAAGAACGAGGCGGAGCAGCAAGAGCTTAACAGTGCCCTCAAAGAGGTGCAGACCATGTTCCCGGGAAACCCGCAGGCGCAGGCTAAATACGTCAGTAACACACAAAATTATCCCAACATGGACGTGCAGAAACGAAGCACTCTCCTATCCATGATAGATAGCGACGGCCGGCGGCAGGAGCGCGAGGCGGAAGCAGAGCAGAAGAAAACAGATGATACGTTTATTCGCGAATTCTATAGATCCGGCAAGACTGATGCCGATATCAAGGCGGCGAACATCTCTCCCGACCTGATTGGAACCTTAATCGATAAGAACCGGCAGATGGCCGAGCGGCAGGACAAGACGGACCCAAAGATAAAGGCTCGGGCGCTTTCAATGATTTACAACCGCGAGATTACCGATATGAGTCAGATAGCAAGGATTCCAGGTATCGGGGTCGATTCGTGGCCCGAACTGGAAAGGTCTATCGAGGAAGCGGCAGACCCGAGCAAATCAGGATACTACAAGCAAGCCGAAAAACTATTTCGCGCCAAGATGGGGGAGGGGCACGAAGAAGAGCCCGATTTCATGATGCTGCTTGACCACCAGATTAAAACAGACAAGCTCAAGGGGCCGGAAATATATAAGCGGGCTCAAGATATGTTGAAAGTGGTGGAGGATGGTTGGTTTAGTGACCGACTGCAATACCAGCAGGAACTTGAAACTGCTCCCTGGCTTGACTTGCCCGTGCGTGAATCGGACCCGGATTGGACGGGCATTGTTCCTGAGCCCCCCCACAGAAAACCGACTGCGATTCTAACCGGAGACGTGCAGCGAGGGCCGATTGTCCCACCTGGCAGCGAACCGGTCAATGTCGGGCCTATTGATTTGGGTATGCCCGCGGGAACCAGGGCACGAATGGCGGGGATACTTCAGGAGAGGAACTTACCGGTAACCGACGCCAACATTAAATATCTCCATGAACAATACAAGGCTCAAGGTGGCGAATAATGGCCGATGAAAAGCAATTCTCCTTTGACCTTTCGGGCCTCCCGGACCGACCGGAAGAGTCACAAGGAAAACCGATAGAGTTCGATTTATCCCGCCTTCCAGATCAACCGGAAAGCGCGGCGCGGCCTTCCTTGCGACAGGGCAAGGAGCAGCCTTGGACTACGCTCTTTTCTCACGGATACCTTATCGGGCCGGGCAACACGATTACGGGCGGTGCGCCGAACCAGAAGGCGACTCAAGCGCTGGGTCTTGCCGAGCAGTTCGATGTGACTCCGTCTTTTGCTATGGATCACATTCAGGAGCTTTCGAGCGAGGTCATACGTAGAGAACAGCCGAGGGCGGTTGATGTTGCAATGCAATCAGCCGTTGCGCTTGGCCTTGTTACGCACCCCCTTGCTACCGTCTTAGGTGTAGGGTCGTACATGCTCATTGACGGCATGGAAAGCCTTGTTGGCGGCGCGGTGAGAAGTAAATTAACAGGCGAGCCGTTTAAGCCTTTTAATCTCTCCCAGTTAAAACCCGCGGACGCGGCAGAGTGGCAGCGCACCACGCTTGAGGCTATCGACTTTGCGCACAAGGCGGCTCTGGCTGGCGGTATCACGAAAGAAGCAGGGCCGATATGGGAGCGGTTCACCAAGCAAACCTTTGAATCTTATGGGCTCCCGCGTGAAGTCTACATCTCATCAGAGAAGATCCGGGACATATTTCAGACCGGTGAAAAGATCGGTCCCGAAGAAATGGACCTCGTGAAAGGGTTGGGGCTTACCGGCGAACAGTACCGAGATGCAATAAAACATGGTCTCGATATCTCCATCCCTACAGAGAAGATTATTTCGATAGCCGATAAGCCTTGGTATGCCAAGCTAAAGCGGGCGATAAAGATCACGCCTTACGAAGAGGTTATATCCTCTACGCCCGCCGGTAAGCCGAAAGCCAAAACCCACACGGAACGCCTCGACGCACCAGGCGCGACAGAGAAAACCCCTAGCAAGCCCAAGGAAGCAAGCAAGGACTCGGACGGTATCATTAAGCAACCAGTGGGCTATGTCCCGCCTGATGGCCGTACAATTGTCGAGGAAGCGCGTCTCGTTACGGCGGCAATGGGACAGGTTGAGAGCGGAAACCGGGCGGTTGTTCCGGGGCAGGTATTTCCGGGCGGCTGGATTCAAGGGCGCTTTCAGTATGAGCCGGAAACATGGAAGCAGTATTCTGCAGAATACAATCAGGCGCTCTATCAGAAAGCGGAGCCGCTTCCGAACACCGATACAAACCAGCAGCTGGTGACGGAATGGAAGGTCGCGCAATGGCTTGAGCAGGGCTATTCTCCGAAACAGATTGCGGCAACGTGGAACTCCGGCTCCGCTGATTGGGTCGGCAAGGTCGGCGTGAATGATCGAAACGAACCTTACAATGTACCCCTTCATGTCGATAGGTTCTATCAGACCTACGAGAAGTTGCAGGGCAAGACTCCCGAGCCTATGACGAGGGACCGCTTCCAGGCTGAAATAATGAAGGCTCCAGGGATTACCGAGCAACAGACTAACGACTTTATGGGTGTTGTGGACGCAATAGCAAACTCATGGGCGGAGAGTTACGGGCGAAAACCCGAGGAGTGGTTTAGTGAGTATATTGCTGATGTGCAGGTGGGTGGCAAGGATATTGGAAGAGTTGTCTCCGAGCCACTATTTCAGGCAGCTAAAAAAGTTATCTATGACGATAAGAGGTCATTAAAAGTAACGTTCGAAGAATCCGGTATCGAACCATCCCTTGAAGATAGAGGTCAGCTCAGAAAATATTTAGAGAGTCTCAATTCGATTGAAATTAAAAAGCTAAAAGCCACTTCACCGGATGATTACCTGAATACACTCAAGGATATAGTAGAGACAGTCTTCCCCGAAGGGGCGGATCTACAGTTTAGAACAGAAGATGGTGTACACGACTATGAACATTTCCTTAAGGATGCGGCAAGGCGAGATTACATTCATTCTCTACCGGAGACCTTGCGTAATGAAGATGTAAAGGTTGAGTTTGCCGGGTCGGACGCTCGAAAAGCTTATTACATAAAGAAATATTTCGACCCGGATATCCAGAGGGACATATGGGATCTGGTTGTATTGCACAACAATGAGGTGAGAACAAAATTCGCCAGAACGGGCAGGAAGGGATCTGGATACATTGAAAGTATGATTAATAGGGCAGGCAAGACGGCGCCACCTTCTGCCTCCCCGGCGCGGGATACGGAGGGCGCCTCCACCACGCCGGAAACCAATAATAAGCTAACTCAAGAGCCCCTAAATGTCAAGGATGATACGCCGCTCTATCAGCGCATCGGCAAAAAAGGTGCCGTTCAATTCCTCGAAGATGGCCGCGCAATAGTCCACCTATTCCAGCAAGCCGATGTATCAACACTAATCCACGAAACCGCGCATATCCTAAGAAAGCAGTTAAGCCCGGAAGACCAGGCCGAAGCGGAGAAGTGGGTGGGTCTTGAGTATGAAGGTTTATGGGAACCGCGGGACGAGGAGAAATTTGCTCGCGCATTCGAAGCCTACGTTATGGAAGGCAAGGCTCCGTCTTTCAAGCTCCGTGCTATCTTCTCCCGTATGAAGAAATGGCTTCTCAACATCTACCAATCAGTTAAGAATCTTAAGGTTGAACTCGATGATAATATCCGGGGCGTCTTTGATCGGCTCGTTTCAACCGAAGCCGAGCGCAAAGAGAAGCCCATATACGAGATGAACGAGGATTACTATGTCGAGCCCTCCGATCATCCTCTGACCGTGAAGGAAATGGACTCATACGATAAGCTGGCTTCCGAGGCGTACCGCAGAGCACGGGTAAACGTGGAAGCGCAAATGAAAAGGGAGGATGCGAAGCGTGAAGCCGGATGGCGCAAGGAGGCGCTTGAACTCCTCAAGGACGATCCCGTGCATAGCGGTATGGATGAAATAGTAAAGCGTGGCGGGCTAAACGAAAAGCAGCTTCGGGCGGACTATGGAGACGAAACAATTGGCAGCCTGAAGGCAGCGCGTCGCGGGCTTGTTTCCCCCAAGGGAAAACTTGTTCCTGACGAGGTCGCGGCGGATTTCGGATTCGGCGATCTGGATAGTATGGTGCAGGCGTTTATCAATTCCAAGACAAAACCGGAAGCCATAGAATCGATAGTAGATTCCTTGCGGTCCGAATATGCGCCCACGAAAGAAGAGCTGGCCGCTGATATGCACTTGCGGCTTTTAGATGAAGAAATAAAGGTACTGAAAGAGATCACCGAGAGCGCTACGGCAAAGATGCAGAACAAGACAGCTCGAGGTATCAAACAGGTGATCCGCGAGAATACGGGGCAGATTAAAGTCGATCAAGTCAATGACCGGGGAAGTTACCCGGAACTTATCGCGGCAATGAAACGAGAAGCGGCTGCGGCTAGAACCGCTTTTAACGCAGGCAAGAAAGAGGCAGCACTTAAGGCCAAGGAACGGCAGCGCGAGATTTCGCAGAAATACCGCGATATGGTTAAGGCAAGAAACGAATTTCAGAAAATCACCAAAAGCCTTAACCGAATGCTTAACGATAAAAAGGTTAATTGGGAATACAAAGAAGCCCTGATTGAGCTTATCCAGCTCACAGGGAGAACAAAGAGACAGGCCAAGTTGAAGCCCGGCGCTCTGCAAGAGTTTGTCGATAAGCAGGAAGTAAACGGCGAGGCTATAATTATTGACCGTGATTTCATAATGCGACTCCAGGAAATGTATTACCGTGGTCAACGTCTTGGCTCTATGAGTATGGATGACGTAAGACTCTTGCATGATACGGCAAAGCAGATTCATTATGCCGGGAAGATCCACGACCAGTTTATCGGGGAGCAGAGAAAGATTTCCTTCCAAGCTTCAAAACTCCGGGTTATCCGTTCAATCTACCAGAACGCCAAAACAGTTGAAGTAAGTCCAGACCGACCGCTTCCTCCTTCTTCCAGAGAAAAAGGGGTAGCTCAGAAGTTTTTAGACGGTATAGATGCTTATCATAGTGAACTGCTTATGCCGGAAATGATTCTGCGGGCCCTTGATGGCTTCCACGAAATGGGGCCGGTCTATGAAGAAATGTGGCTTGAATGTAAGGCGGCGGCTGATGCCGAAATCAGACTACAAGAGAAGGCAAGCAAGGCTATAGATGAAACTCTTGCACTTATTGAAGACCGCAAGGCATTCAGTACGGAAAAGCATACAGTTAAGGGGCTGCCTTTCCCCATGACTCGACTTGAAATGGTGGGATGGTATCTGCATAGTCTTCACCCGGATAACCGGGCGGCGTTAGCTAAAGGGTTCGGAGATCCAGAGAAAAAGGAATGGTTGACAGAAGAGCAGATAGACATACCTGGCAACCTACTCACCGAGCGAGAAAAAGAGATCGCAAGAAAGATAGTCGAGGAACTTCTGCCGATACTTACGCCTCATGTAGAAAAAACCTACCTCGCTTTAAATGGCCGACCAATGATTCGGGTTAAGGGCGTTTATTACCCCCTTTACTTCGATAGGAAATTATCCGACCGTATTAATGAGGCCAAGACGGAAAGGGAGGCGGAACAGGCATTCAAAGACTTCTTCCCCTTCATCGGTACGAAATTCGGATCAACCATAGAACGCAAGGGCGGGAAATATCCTCCAGAGTTAAACTTCATAAAAGTTCTCTCGCAGTATTTCAATGAAGGCACCCATTTTGCGACTCATGCAGTAGCGGTGCGAAATCTTCTTAAGATTATAAACGATCCAGATTTCAAGCGGGCTGTAACGATAGCGAGGGGAGAAAACGCATATAAGCAATTAAAGCCCTGGTTGAAAGAAATCGCTAATCCCGGACGTGAGCCAATGCTCAAGGGGGAAGCGTTGGTTGGATATATCCGCAGGAACACAACCGCCTTTATTATGGTTGGCAGGCTATCAACGGCATTAATCCAGCCTACGGCCATCCTTTCAGCCATACCGGAAGTCGGGGCGGGTTGGGTACTCAAGGGAGTATCTGCCTATCTCTCCAATCCGTGGAAGTGGGATAAATTCATTGAAGAGCGAAGCGCTTCTATCGCCAATAGATCGCATTCCTATGATCGGGAAATGGCAGACGTAGGCAACGGCGATTCGTGGAAAGACCTTTATCTTCGGTGGGGTATGTATATGACTGCCTACCTCGACACTCGCACTGCTCGCATGGCCTGGCTATCCGCATACACCAAGGCAATGAATGGGCGTGTTGAGAACATAGCACAAGGAGACGAGGGCCGAGCTATAGATTACGCCGACGGAGTAACGGAACGATCCCAGGGAAGCGCAAGCCCGAAGAATAAAGCCGCTATAATGCGCGGTGGCGAACTATTTAAAACCTTTATCACGTTCTTTTATACGTTCTTTAATGCTCAATACAATCAGATAATCCAGGCATGGGGAAAATATAAATCCCCCACCCTGGATTATGGAATTCTCGATCTTATGAAAGACTACTGGTTCCTGCTTACCATCCCCGGAATTATTAATGAATTGACAAGGGGCAATACCCCCAAGACTCCGGGAGATATTGCTTTATATCCTTTCACTTCAACCGGGAAAATGTTGCTTTCCACAATCCCTCTCGTAAGGGATGCGTCCTCGGTGTTCTTCGAGGGATACGATTACCGGGGCGGAATGCTCGGCAATGTGGGTAAAGAGATTAAATCCCTCGGTAATGCCATGGATATGAGCAAAACAAAGAGGGACCGATTAAAGCAGATATTAATTCACGGTGCCAAGGCAACGGGGAATCTGACCGGCTTACCGCCCGACCAATTATTTATCTTCCTTGACGAGTTAACGAGAAAGAGGCGGCCGACTGAGTCGACTAAGCCGCAAAACTTTATATGGAGAGAACGGAAGAGGAAATGACCATACCCATCGAGACAACCAAAGTCCAGTATGCGGGGTCAGGCACAAAAGGCCCGTTTTCGTTTTCGTTTAAAGTCTTCGCGGCCGAGGATGTCCAGTGCATTAAACAAAAAGAGAAGGGGGAAACCCATTCAACCACAAAGATTTGTCTGGAGAGAGCGGAAAAAGAAATAGCAACACGCAATCCTTAAATCGTCGTGACGACGAAGAAGGGGAACACATGAAGCATTTAAGACGCATTGCACTACTCTTATTTTTTCTCACCATTGCGGCACAAATTATTTACCCGCCCATCTCAAGCGCCGAAGTAACAATCGAAACCCGCAAAACACAGTATTCGGGTAGCGGTACAACGGGGCCTTTCAATTTCAACTGGAAGGTCTTTGCAGCAACCGATGTCGATGTGATCAAAACATCAACCGCGGGGGTCGATACTGTCCTCACAAAGGACATTGACTATACGATTACCGGTACCGGATCTCCCGCCTATGCTGCGGGCGGTGCGGTCACGCTGACGGTGGCTCTGGCGTTGGGTGAGAAGCTTACAATCCTTAGCGGGGCACCATACACGCAGACGCAAACCTATGCAAACCATGCGGCGCTGACGGTTTCCTCTCTCAATAACGCTCTGGATAAAGCAGCAATACAAAGACAGCAGCTTCTCAATGAGACAAGTAGGTCCCTTAAGGTGCCGAATAGCTCTTCATTGAGTGATCTCACTATCACGCCGGAAAGCAATAAAGTAATCGGCTGGAACGTCGGGGCTACCGGCCTCGCCAATTACGACACAACGGTCTTAACGGTGCCTGAGGACAGCACTACGCGAGTGAGGACCGAGGCCGAGCTTGTAGCCGCCCTGTCCGATGCGAACGGCTGCATACAGGTTGTGGCTCCCGTTACCCTCACCACAAGTCTAACGCTAACGAAGCCTGTTTATATCTCTCCTGGTGCTCCGATCACTTGCACTGGTTTTGTCCTTACTCTTTCCGCCCCATTACTCTCAACTGGCGCATATCAGCAATTTGTGGCTGCAGCGGGTGAGGTGGTATTCGATCTAAGTAAAACACCCAATATCTTGCCGTGTTGGTTTGGTGGAAGTTCCACCAATGTCGGGTTAGGTACAGCGAACCCACGATATAGTTTGGATGTTGTCGGGGAGATACAGGGTAGCGAATTGAGAACTTCTTCTAGGAGCTTACAAACTTTAGTTACGTTTGTTTTTGATGATGGGAACGAGACAGACTATACCCTGATGAAACCATTATTTGCCGCACAAGGTGAAGTTGCATGTTCAGCAGTCGTAACTAGTTTGATTGGCGAAGTTGATAGATTGACTTCAGCACAAATAGTGGAACTGGAAGATGCAGGGTGGGAAATACTGAGCCATACAAAAACTCACGCTAACTTAACCGAACTAACTGAAGCGGAAATATTAACAGAGTTGGCAGACTCCAAGACCGAACTTGAAGCAATGGGTCTAACAATTAATAATCTTGCATATCCCTATGGAGCCCACAACGAAACGGTTCGAAGGATCGCAAGGGAATATTACAGGTCGGCGCGGGACGATTCGGGAACAAATCCCGCCCTTTTAGATACTTACCGATTATCTGCTAGGGTGGCCGATGACCACACAGCACTGGCAACGTATCAAGGTTATGTCGATACGGCTGAATTATATACCCGATGGTTGATATTTTATTTACATGAGACCAATTCCGATGATGTAACTGCTCTTAACACCCTCATAGATTACATACAGGCCAAGGGAATTAGTATTGTCACCATTAACCAAGGATTGGATCTGATAGGTAATGTGGTTGACACGCCTGCTATTAGAGCAAATATAAATAGGGTGGGCATAGATGGAGATATTGTCTTTTCGAGTGACGCAGCGCATACGATTATGATTGATGGCTCAGGATTCAACGGACAACAAGACATCAGTCTTGGATTAGAGGCATCATCTAATTATGCAGAAACAGGGAGGCCCGGAGACTTATACCTCAATGCCGGGTCAGTAATAGATCCAACAAATGACGCAGATGGTGGTAATGTAATGATTACGCCTGGAACCTCTACTGCCGGGAGTGCCGGAAGCATTTTTGTGTCAGGCAACATATTGCCGCTCACTGATGACACCTATTATCTCGGTAGGAATAATGACGATACCCCGTTGGCATTCAAGGGACTCATTCTCAAGGATACCACGAATGGGAAATATTATCGTATTGAAGTTACAAGCGGGAGCGTTGTTGCCACTGATTTAACGGATTAGTGAAAGGCCAAGGTGCCAATGACCTGATTGTAGATCCCGAATTTACGGATCTGGCCGGTAATGATTTTAGTCTAGCTGCCGGTTCTCCGGGCATCCATGCAGGCATTGATGCCGGGTTAAGGTTTACGCAGGACATGGCCGGGTTGAATTGTCCAAGGGGCATTCACCCTAATCTGGGTTGCTATGAGACTGATTTACTGTCTCGTGTGACGCCCGCTTAGATGCAGACACAAGGCCAATCGCAGGACTATAAACGCAAGACACCTAGGGGTATCTAGACAGGAGGAGGGTTATAATGGCTACGGCGCGTTTTAAGGTATACGATCCAATAGACGGTGACGGAGTTGCGGTTAACAATCTCATCGCTCAGATGGATGCATTGTTTTGCCGGGACGAGAAAACAGGCGTTGGTCATAACGGCTACGGCTACACCTGGGAGAAACGCTTGGATAAAGATTACCAACAGCTATGGGTATGTTCTAGTGACGAAGTAATAGCGGAGCTTAAGGCTCTACTTGATCCACCCGAGGAACCCACGGCCCCCATTAGCAAGGTGGGAATTGAAATGAAGGCCCTCTTACTGGAAAAGAATTATAAAGATCTCAAGATTGAGTGTATCGAGGATATTTCCGAGAAAGAAAAAGAACTGTCGGCACGGTAGTGGAGATGAGGGGTTTCGAACCCCTGACCTCAGACTTGCGAAGCCGCTGCCCGCCTCTTTGCCAGGTCTCCACGCCCGAAGTATTTCTTGCGCTGTTTCTTGGCCTCATACCAGACGCATATAACGCGGCCATCCGGTAGGGTGTGAACGCTCATCTGCTTACCTTCCAGGTGTCTATCGGGAGGTGGAAGTATCTGATGGTCGAGTTTAGACGAAGCCAATATTTGTAATCCTTATCGTCTTCCAATATTAAAACTATCCCCGCTCTCTTTCCGGTCTGTAGGCTATAATAAAGCGCCTGTCCTGTAGCCTCTGTCCATTTCGGGCCGAAATCAAATTCAATGGCGTGTGTATCGGTGATGCAATCGGCGCGGGTGCCGTCCGGGAGTCGTACTTCGATCTGGCCGTTACGCTCTGAGCACCAGGCGGCCTGATAGTATTTCTCAGGGCGGGAGTGAGAGCCGAAAGAAGAAGGGGAATAAAGCAGAATGAGCACAATAGGCGTAATGATAGTTTTGAGCATATTAATCGCCGAGTTCCTTGTTTAGCATTTTAATTCTCTTTCTTTCCTCTAGGGCTCTGCGTTTAAAATATAGGGAGATCCAGGTTTCGCCTGCACCTAGATAGAGGGTGAATATCGTAAATGCCGAAACGATGGCCATACCAAGCGCAAAGAGATCTATCCCGCGTCTATTTTTAATAAATACAACCACCAAGAAGACCACAAATAATGTGCAATGCATTACAAAGGCAAGGATTCCGAGAAATGTTATCTCCTTGGGTGCTGCTAACGACACGACATCGGATTCATGCAGGTTTATCGTGTCATCTCCCATTAGACAATAGTCCTTTCTGCGTAGAAAACATCATTATCCCAAATTTATACATCCAGTAAATTCCTCCATCCTCACGGTCAATTGAACTCCACGAAAATTACATTGCCTTTCCTTTGGGTTCGCCCCCCCCTCCCTGGGCGCTCAATTCCCCCGTTGATGGCGCATCCACACACCGGGCAAAAGTTGCAATCGGGATACAAAGAATGCCTACCAGACAAAGCACATTGATGTTGAGAATCAGGCTGGGCGATTTGTTGCCGAAATAATTCAACCGCCACAAATCCCGATGTTAGCAAATATTTTTTCGCCTGCTCTGTCGTCATGCTACCCGGCCATGACAATGTTACGTCTTCCATTTCATTTGTCTCCCTTTTGCTTTTCTATGACAGGCTTGAACATGGCACAAACTTGGCCTACAAATGGGCAATTTGGTCTTTCCGCGCATACCTTGCATGTTTTTGAACCATCCCCAAAAAGCAATTTTGTTAGTTGCGGTGATGCTTCGCATCTTGTCATTCGTCCAAAATTGTCAGGCATATTGTGCCTCCTATATTTCGCTTTCTTTAAAAAATTCAAATACCTTCATGCTATTCCGGTAAACCATCTTGTATGTATTTCTGCCGTCTTTAAGGCTGAATGACAGGCCATTACTGGAAAAGGCGTTGCCGGTAATTGACACTGGATCAACTTCGCGTTTGTCCTCGAACATTTCTTCGCAGAACCCAACGATTGCATCTGTGACAGTTTTTTTATGCCCGTCTATTTGGCAGATGAATTTGTTCATAATTTTTCTCCTTTGCTGTTAACATCCGGGTTTCTCTCGCTGTTAAACGATACATACCGGAAATGGTTTTTGATGTCGTTTTCCGCTTCATCGGGATCGGGAATGCTTTCCACGATCCTTTCACACTTCCCGCACGGCTCTGAGTAGGCGTGCTTAGTGTTCGGGCTATTTTCGATACGGGCCCCGCAGAAGGCTTTCAACTGGCCCGGCAGCCTGG